ATTTAGCTGGCTTCGCTAGACGGTGTACCATCTTCTTCTGGTTGTTGATTCCAAGGAGCTTCAGGATGAGCACCACCACCTACACCAAAATCACTTTGATCTTGTTGCTCTTGTTCCATTTCCGTTTGCATTTCTTCTATTTCTTGATCGTTTAATCTTAAAATATTTCTTCTCACCCAATCTTTTGAGTAATAAGTACCGACATGCTGTTGTAAATCTGTTAATATTTGAATTCTTTCTCTTATCATCTCTGAATTTTTTAACTCAGTAAAATGATTGTCTTCAACGAAATCATATTTAACATAATGAGTTAATTGATTCCATTCTTCTAAACTCATGACACCTTTTAACACCAATTGTTTCTCTAATGCTTTATTAAACAATTGACTAAATCTTAATCTTAATCTTCTTACAAACTTATTAAACTTAAGTTCGTCTCTTGATATTTCTGATGCTCTTCCTAATGTGAATCCTGCTTCAGGTTCTAATCTACTAATAGGTACATTAAGAGATCTATATAGTTTCTTTTTAAAGTATTCTATATCTTGCATCTCACCTAAATTTTGACCTCCAGGTAAAGTGGTAATTTCAGTACCTCTTCCCCCTTCTCTTCTAGGTAACCAGAAGTCTTCCATCATAGTCATAAACTTACGATCATCTCTTATTTCACCAGATGCAGCATCATAGACTAATCTATTTTTATGCTTAGTCATCATATCTCTTAGATATTGTTCTGCTTTCATTTTAGGTAAGTTACCAACATCAATATAAAATATTCTTCTCTCTGGAGCTCTACTTATTCTATAAATGACAGATGCATCTTCTAAAACTTGTAATTGATTTAATGGTTTAATTGCTTTATGCAAATGAGATAAAACCATTTTATTATACTCATCAGTTAAGCCTGATGTGTTATGCAAAATAGAATCTTTTGCAATTTTTAAACCTTGTGCACCACCTGCAACTATTGGATCAGGTGATTGGTATGCTTTACTATGGAAACCTTTATCATTATAAATGTAAAATTCTCTTTGTACTTTTACAACGGTTTGATTACCCATTCTTTCTTTTTTAGTCTCTCTGATCTTTCTAATCTTTCTAGGGTCAATATATCTTAATTCTTGAATACCCGCTTTAGGATCAGATTCATCAACTATACAATGGAAATATATTCTTCCATCTACATACCATTTTCTAAATAATTCATATCCTGTATGAGTTAAAAATAAGAGTTCGGTTACTTTCTTGAACTCTTCATGTATTTTCTTTTTAATTGAATCGGATAAAGTAGTGACATTATCTAAATTAATATCTACTACCGGTTGGGTTGGATCACTAATGATAGTCTCATTAATAATATCATCAATAGCATGCTCCACTTCTGGTTGCAATGCCATTTTTCTGTATCTAGTTACTAACTCAGCCTCATTTTTAGCCGTACCTTCTAGATCAACGTACGTGCCATACATACCACCTGATGTGGTTACATTAACTGCACCATCATCATATTGTGGAGTTACAAAAGACGGAGTTTTAGATTCAGGCTTTTCGCCCTTTCGTTTTATTTCGAAACCAAAGAATTCAGCCATGTGTTATTTCTCCATAATAAAAAATAGGCGGACGGTAATTCGTCCGCCTTTGTCAAAATATTTAGGTACCCGCGTTACCAGTGACACCACTAACTGTCCAGTAATCGTATTGGAAAGATACATCAAATTGAGCAATTTCGTCTACTGATTCCCAAGATAAAGGCATTTCTGTTATATCTGTTGGGAATAAGCCTACAAACTTATACTCTCTTATAGCTACTCCAGTTTTACTAAACTGAGTTACTGTTGCGTCTCTCTTATACTCTGAAGGACTAGCTGCACCAAACTCTCTTAAGTTTGCTACGTGGCTGTTAATAGCATGTGACCATTCTTCCATTGCATTTCTGATAAGAAAATCTTCGTCATTAATTACAGTAATAGGCCAGGGAGCAAAAGTCCTGTTACCTGCAATCTTAAATTTTCTTCCGTAATATGGAACTTCAATTAAGCCCAATGTTGATGCTGGAAGTTGTGTGGCTTTGATCATGAAAGGAGCTTTTAAATCTCCTGCACTATTGACAGGGTTACTTAGTCTAACCTGGAATAATGATGGACGTGATCCGCCAAGTACTAATTGCGATCTAATTTCATTAATATTAAATGCCATTTCTTACTCCTTAAAATTTACCAACTACTTCACTAAACTCTACACCTGATCTAACAGCTACAAAGTTAAGTTGAATAAAGTTAATAGACCTTGCTGGTTTAACATAAATGTCACCAACAAATTCGTTTCTGTCAATTACTTCGCCAGTATTGTTACTTTCGTCACAAACTACTCTAAAGTCGTATATACCTCTTCTACCTTGGATATCTCTCAAGAATGGCTCTACTAAATTCACGAACTGAGCTCTTGTAAACTCATCGTTAAATTCAAATAGAGTGAACTTAGCAGCTGTGCTAATTGCTTTCTCTAGAATAATGAATAAACGTCTTACATTAATTCTATCAAATGCACTTGGCTTAGCTAATAAGGTTTTATCACCAAATAGAACAGTACCCTGACCTGGGAATGCTACTACTGGGTTAACACCACTCTTATATAATTGATCTCTAAAAGCTAGTCTAGGATTGAATGCTAATTTAATAACATTTTTAATTTGACCTCTATTGAAACCACCTGGTGAGAAGAATGGATCTCTTTCTGAGTCTGTTCTTGCACATGCACCGGCTACGTCTCCATTTAAAGGTACGTATCTATAAACGTCATTAAACTTATCGTATTGGTATTTGTAACCACTATCTAGTACACCGTATGAAGATGATCGACATGAGTTTCTGAATGCTATCACATTATCTGTTTGAGTAGATAGTGATGTTACTCCCACTACATCAGCTCTGTCTGGAGATCCGAATGCTACGCAATCTTTTCTTACTTCACAAATATTATCTATGATGTAATTTAATAATCCTTCTCCGTTTGAACCACCTTTAGCTTTACCAACCATTAATAATGATACATCTACATCAGAAGAATCTGAGAATAGATCGTAACCTACTGCTATATCTCCTAAAGAAATATCACTTTCATTATTACCGTTTAAACCACCTGCAAAGGTATATCTATATGGTAATGCTGTTGATAATGCTGATACTGCTGAACCTAATCCAGTATATGAACCAGCTGGGTTATTAACAAAATAAATCCAGTTTGATAAGTTATTTATTCTGTCGTTAAAATATATTGATTCTCCTGATTCATTTTTAGCGTCGGTAGCTCTTGATAATGCTTCCCATGTTTCTAAAATTGTATCTGGAGTACCTGTAATATCTCCATCTTCATCTACTACAACAACGTGAAGTTCATCACCAGCTCCGCCTTTACCTAATACGAAATCAGATGTGCCAGGTGCTGCATCAAAGCTGTCTGAATATTTCCAGAATCTTTGAAGTGTGTCTGTAGAGAAATCAGTAGATAAAGTATATCTACTATGGAATTGTATTTGTCTTGTTACTGTGGAAATACTACTGTTAACAGAAGCTGAGTCTGAAGTATTTGCTGCAATTGATTTAATTGATAATTTTAACTCACCGATAGATGAATTACCAACTTTAATTAAATCGCCTAATTTAAGATCTGCTACTATAGCGTCTAATGCGTCTGTAAGTTGTGAATTAGTAACACCAGATGATGAACCTGTTACTTGTAATGTAGCATTTGCGCTTCCTACTGTAAAAGATATTTTGGTGTTAGCAGATGATGTATCAATATTTGAATCATTAGATGATCCTCCACCATGTGCTATAACAACATTACTATTCCATGCATTAGAAGAATCACAAACTTCAACTCTTAAACCATTACCTCGTGTACCTGCATATTTTGCAACAACAATGTGATTAGCATTAGCAGTATAATTACCTGCTTCAAAATCTACACTGTTTTTAATTAATACACCATCAGTATTGGATGATATGTTTGCGACACCAGTAGCGTTTCTTGCAGCATCAGACACAGTTCTTACAACATATAGCTTATTGCCATAGTTTAAAAAATTTGCTGCGGTAAAAAATGTTTCGAAATTGTTTGAAGAAGGTTCGCCAAATCTTGAAACTAGTGATGTTTCACTATCAACTAGTACTCTTGATTCAACAGGACCCCAATCAAAGACACCAGCAATCGCTCCTTCAGAAGTTGAGACTGCAGGTACCACTGTAGTTAAGTCTATTTCACTAACATTAACACCGGGACTGACTTGAAATGCCATGTTTTGCTCCTCTATTAAATTAAAATAGTTTGATTATATTTATTAAAACTTAGGGCTAGAAACTACCAACTAGCTTCACGTTCATAACCATCGGGTGAATAGTCTAACCCATCCTCAACGAATCCAAATGGCATTATATCTTCTTCTATAGATTGATTGTGCTTATCCTGTATTTGTTTTCTAATATCAGTGTTGCTCAACTCTTTAAAATAATCTTGGATAGATAACCATCCAAATAATACCAAGCACATAACTAAATCATCATGTCCCCCATCTGCTTCATATGTTTCACCTTTTTGACAGAAATGGGTTAACTCTTCTAGAATCTTGTAGTCGCTTATAATTAATTGATCATTCTCTATTAGAGTCTTAAGATTTAGGCATCCTGTTCTTTTGACTTGTTTAGTCGTTCTTACACCAAAATATTGACCTGTTTGACCAAAACCTGATGATAAAATTTGACCAGCTCTACCTCTTTGACAGGACATTAATACATTATCAATTTCTAATTCGTTATGTAATGATTCTGCTACTGTCATACCCACATCATTAGACTCAACTAATATGTAAGCATCATTATATTGTTTAGCAATTCCTCCAATGACTTGAGGAAAATTCATAGGTGATATTTCATTATTCTGCCATACAGCTACCACTCTAGATGGTAAATCGGATACGTCTACAACAACGACGGCTGAATAGTCATTATTAACACCTCTTGCAGTATCACAAATAGCCACATACATATGACCCTGTTTAACTGCTTCATACATTCTATAATTTTCATTCTGTGATATAGGATTTTCATATACTAATCTTTTTAGCACTGAAGGTGATATTAAAGTATTAGATGAGCCTATAAATTCACATTCAAACTCTACTCTGAATTGATCTTCTGATGTGTTTCGTATAGTCTGTTCTTTCCATTTTTTATCTCTTCCAGGTACATCAGACCAATGAACATCAATTCGTTTATATTCATTTATTTTATTTTCACTATCATTCCATATCTTATAAAATAGATTTAAACCATTAGGTGTAGATGTAATTAACACTTTAGATGTTTTTCCAGATGAAATGGTAGGATATACGGATGCAAAAAACTCTTCTTGTATATGTGATGGTACGAAAGCAAACTCGTCTAAGTAAATTAAGTTAAAAGATCCACCCCTAATAGCTGAGGCTGACGTACTTGCTGCGAGGATCTTCGATCCATTTTCTAATTCAACATTACCTTTGTTCCATTCAACAACACCTAACTGCATCCATCTAGGTAGATGTTCATATGCTAAGGATATTCTAGATAATATTTCTCTCGATTGTTGTGACTTGTGAGCTAATATCGCAACATTGAATGACTCATTAAACATGATATACCAAAGGAGAACAGATGCTACGGTAGTTGTCTTACCTGACTGTCTAGGCATCTTACATATAACAAATCTTTCATTTGTTACAAGATCAACTATATCTTTTTGAAAATCGTATAGTTTAAAAGGTATTAACCCTTCATCAATATTTACAATTTGTATATAATTCTGTATAAAGTATTGAGGGTCTTGAGAGCATTTTACAAATTCTTCTATTTGCTCAGGAGTAAACTCTTGAGATATATTTGCTCTTTTTAGGTTTGGATTACCTAGATAATTTTCTCTAGCTTGGGTCATCTAATTGCTTCTTTATAAGTTTTTGCAAGTCACCTGTACTACCAACAAACAAAGTATTATTGACTGTAGATGGATTTTTATTACCACCTGTATTGTTCTCAAAATCTTGTTTCTTTTTAGACAGATCCATTAGTGCTATATTTGCATCAGATAATGTTCTTACTAATGTTGCAACAACTTCGAAAGCTCTAGGATGTTGTGATTGTTGTGCTACTTGTAATAGATCAGACAAAGCATTAGATCCATTCTCAATCACCTGGTAAAGATTCCCTCTTGCATATTCAAAGTCATTGTCTATTTTACTTGCTTTAACTATGTCTTGAGCTTTAGTAATATCTTTTTTTAGAGGTTCAAGCTCTAAAAATTCACCTATTTTATCATCCATTGAAAGTCTTATTAATTATATAATCAAAATTATCATTAGCACTAATGCTATTAGTATTTATGGTAACCTGATTATTAGTAGTTGGGTTACCATTTGCATCTAAACCGGGCTTAATATGTACTTTAGATGCAGGTGTTGCATTTGAATTAATTGTAAACACTCCAGCTGCTCCTGGGTCAACATAAAACTGTGTATTAGCTGTTTTAATAATACCTTTTTTATCTTCTACAGGACCAAATACATAACCTTTTACTTCAAACTGTAATGTATGTATTATTGCTCTTCTTTGTTCAAAATTTCCTTCATATGTATCTTGTGTTTGCATTTGTGAAAATACAACAGGTATATCAAAACCAAAATCTAAATTATCTAAAAGTTTTAATGTAGCTGTATATTCAGGGGTGAAATAAGGTAGTATTTGTTCTAATATTCTTACACCATCTTCAGCATTTTTTACTAGGATTGCTAATTCGAACCCAATATTAAATGGTGTTGGTGTTCCTACTGATGATAAATTAAAAGATGTTGATGCACCTTTATATAAATCTCTCATAGGGTTCATTCTTCTTTCTGGGTCATATTGAAACGAATTCATTTCAAACGACATACGAGGTAATTGTATTTGAACCTGTCTATCTAAATTAGGATCAACATTTAAGCGTTCAATAAATTTTTGTCTCGGTCCATAAGATATAGGTACACGTAATGTTTGTACTCTTTCACCCGCACTGTTTACTCTGTCTATTTCGATATTATTAAACAAAGTACCAAAATATATCACGTACTTTCTAATAACACCATTGTAATATTTTTTACCAAACATTAGAAATTATTCTCCGAGAATGGATTTATTTCACTAAAGTCTATAAAACTATCAGCCTCAAATTCTAAGAATGTTGAATCGTCGTCTTTATCAACTGTTCTCTTATCGTAATTATCATTAATTAATTGGCTTCCATTTTCTGTTATCAATTCAACCCCTGCTTCAGTTGTAAAGCCAACACTTTCCATTTGATAATGTTGTGATAAATCTACTTCAATATTATCTATTTCTGTTATACCAGTACTAAATCTTTCATCTGAATACTCAAACTTCTCAATCATCATATCATAAGTTTGTAAGTCACCTAATTGATAGAATATAGCTTGATGCTGAACTGATTTAATTTCAAATAAAGCACCTATAGATGTTTCTAATGATCCTTTAATCCAAGGTAAGAATAATAAATCCCCTTCTCTTGGTCTTGTTATATCAGGATTAAATTCTTCTATTTCTTCTGAAAATCTTCTTCTGGCTATAGTGATATTCATTTGATCACTAATACGTAAACCAAATCTTTCCATAAATTGACCTTCACCTTCAAACCCTTCTACAGATCTTACATATATTTCTATAGGGTATACTGTACTAAAAGATGAAATTGGAGCTTCTGAATAAAGCTGGTCTTGATAATTTTGCGTTCTAGGAAGGTAAAAGCTTTCTTGTCCATACATTTGTATAGATTCAATTATAAGATCTTCTATTAACTGCTGTTCACCTGATGCGACATAGTTTTGAAAATAATTATTTAAAGCCATTAGTTATCTACCAGCATTATATCAAAAGAAGATGAAATAACTGAACCAGTATCACCAGTTCCTCTCACTTCAATATCAGTTTTTTCTGGAAAACGCAAGGGAATCGAATAATTCTGAGTAGTATATCCACCTACGATATCAATAATATCCTTTGTTCTAAATGGTGCACCACCATCTAGTTCTCTTGCTAGTAAAGTTACTGTGACAGAATTATTCATTGGTGCTACACCGACGTTCCAAGTACTGAGATAACCAGTTTTTCCAGCTGGTATTGTATAAAGTGCAAGTTGAGTTTGACCCAAACCAGTAGTTGTCCCGCTACCAATAACGCCAATATCAGCAAGAACTGTACCACCTCCAGACGCTGCGGTGGATATAAGAACATTACCATCATTTGCCCTTAACGCCCCAGCGGTTGCAACAAATGCTCTATAAACTCTTAGGAATGAAGCAGTAGAAGCTGCACCATTTACAGTAATCGTTTCTTCAATTTCATTAAAATCATTATCTAAACCTTGAACAGTAATCGTGCGAGCACCATCGTTGCCAGGACCATCGTCAGAGCTTGCGCTATATGCATAAACTGTACTAGCAGAACCAACATCAAGATAACTATAAAGTCCTCCGTGCATCCAAATAGTTTCTGGTATATTTCCTACACTTGGATTTCTACCAAACTTATGGATTGATTTATACCCATCAACGAGTCCAGCTGCAATAGGAATATTCGATGCAACACCAAACGAATTGATAAGATTACCATCTTTATCAGCATGCATAACAACTTCAAAGATAGTATTACCATTAGCTAAATATTCGTGTCTATCTCTTCTGTATTGAGCCATTTTTTATCCTATCATATCAGAAACTGGCAAGCTGTAAGATGTAAGCATTTCTTGTTCAAGCTTATCTAGTTCAGCCTGAGCCTCTTGCATAATTTGCTGGCCGTTAAACTGTACTCCTCCAGGTAATTGTAACCCTGTAAATTTACTTAAATTAGATCCCCATTGATATTTTATTTTTTGAGTTGCATAATTTAATAACCATCTATCTTTATAAACATCACCATATACTTCTGGGTCAACTATACGATAACATTCACCTACTATCACTTCACCTGCTTGCATTTTATCCCAATCCATATCTACATATAATCTATTAATATGTCTATTATATCTTATTGGTTGTCTACCTACTAATAGCTCTTCTATAAACTGAATATGCATCATATTAGTATAATAAGTTACTAAAGATTGGTTAAATGAAGTTAAGTCATACAAATCGTTTAAAGCAATTTGATATCTTATATTGAATAAATTGTTTGTTGAAAGTGCATCACCAATATCAAATATTCGTACTGCACCTATTATATTTTCTGGAACTGTAAGATATTGATTAGTAATATCATCAGCTGTTATTGTCCATTTATAAAAGGTTCTTTCTGAACCATCAAAATGATAATCCCAATAATAAGATAGAGCTTCATCTATTCTATCTTCAGTTTGCATATCCTCTACATTAATTTCAACTACAGGATATCCTAACTTTCTTAAGCAATATTGTTTAAACTCCGTTCTTGTTGTTGGTAATGCCATTTATTATCCCCACACCACTGTACCTGTATCATTATAAACTTTTAATACTCTATTTGAACTATCATACAGATTTGCAATTATAGCGTTTGCTGATGCTGTCATAGAAGCAAAAGTTACTGAATCTGAAGTACCTACTGATTGTCCAATATGAACACCAGTTGAATTAGATGTTACACCAGTACCACCTACAACCGATAATGTTCTAGTTGCTGTAATATTACCACCACCGGTTAGACCATTACCTGCTGTAATAGACACACTTGAGTGATTTATATGTTCGTTTGCTACAAAACCTGATAGGTTGTCGTGATTAATATTTGATGCATCTGCAAATATTCCTGAACTGTTAGCAATAATACCTGTATTAGCTTTAACAGCAATAGAAGGTTCTGATCCTTCTCCTGGAGTATGAGTTACACTAATACCATTTCCGGCTGTAACATTATCAATATAATTACCTGATGTATCAGTTCCTAAAACAATATCATTAGCTTTAGTGTGGAATACATATTCTGTACCACCAGATAATTTATGAGTCCATCTATCAGTTGATTCATCCCAATAAATTAATGCATTGGCTGATGAGCCTCTATTTATTTCTAATCCAGAATCTAAAGCTGGTGCACCAGAATGACCAGATAATAAAGTAATAATTGAATCGTTAACTGTTAATTCTGTGGTGTTTAATGTTGTTTGAGTACCACTTACTGTTAAATTACCCGATATTGTTACGTCAGCAAATGTAACATTGTCTGATGTTCCAACTGATTGTCCAATATGTACACCAGTTGAATTAGATGTTACACCTGTACCACCTACAACATGAACACCTGTAGCATTTGATGCAATACCATTACCTGCTGATACCGCAACTGCAGTTGAATTTACACTAATACCATTACCAGCACCTACAGCTAATGTTCTTGTTGCGGCTATTGTACCACCACCAGTTAGACCATTACCAGCAGTTACTGAAACTGTACTGTGGTCTATATGCTCGTTAGATACAAAGCCAGATAAGTTGTCGTGAACTATTTGGCTATCATTTGTAAATACACCTGTACTGTTAGCTGTAATACCTGTATTACCTACTACAGCTAATGTTCTAGTAGCTGCAATTGTACCACCACCTGATAGACCATTACCTGCTGTAATAGATACACTTGAGTGGTCTATATGCTGATTAGATACATAATTACTTAAAGCATTATGATTAAAGTTTGCTTGGTTAGCAAATATACCAGATGCGTTTGATATTAATTGTGTATTACCTGCTACAACCGCTAATGATCTGGTTGATGAAATATCACCACCACCAGTTAAACCATTACCTGCTGTAATTGAAACTGTTGCATGATCTATATGTTCGCCTGCTACATAACCTGATAAGTTATGAATATCAATATTACTTTCATTAATAAAGACACCAGTTGAATTAGATACAACTTGGTTATTACCAGCTGCTACTGCAAATGATCTATTTGTAGTAATATCACCACCACCAGTTAAACCATTACCGGCTGTTAATGTCACACTACTGTGATTAATATGCTCATTAGCTACGAAACCAGATAATGAATCGTGAACTATTTGACTATCATTTGTAAATACACCTGTACTATTTGCTACAATACCTGTATTACCTACTACATTAATTGTTCTTGTTGCGGCTATTGTACCACCACCTGATAAACCATTACCTGCTGTAATAGATACACTTGAGTGGTCTATATGCTCGTTAGATACAAAGCCAGATAAGTTGTCGTGAACTATTTGGCTATCATTTGTAAATACACCTGTACTGTTAGCTGTAATACCTGTATTAGCTTTAACTGCTACTGCGGTTGAATTAACACTTATACCATTACCAGCACCAACAGTTACTGTTACTGTTCCTGTTGTACCACCACCGGTTAAACCATTACCTGCTGTAACACCCTCGATATCTCCAGCGTCGTTAGTAAATGAAATAACACCGGTACCTGAATCGTAACTTAAATCACCACCAGCACTAATTAAACCTCTTATGTATGCACTATTAGCATGTACACCTGTACTGTTTGTAACTACACCAGTACCTGCTAAAACTGCAAATGATCTATTTGTAGTAATATCACCACCACCTGATAGTCCGTTACCTGCTGTTAAAGTAACACTACTGTGATCTATATTTTCATTAGCAACATAACCTGATAAGTTATGAATATCAATATTACTTTCAGCAATAAACACACCTGAAGAGTTAGATACGACTTGGTTATTACCAGCTGCTACTGCTACTGCAGTTGAATTAACACTTATACCATTGCCTGCACCTACAGCTAATGTTCTAGTAGCTGCAATTGTACCACCACCGGTTAGACCATTACCAGCAGTCACTGAAACTGTACTATGATCTATATGTTCATTTGCTACAAAACCTGATAAATTATCATGAACTATTTCTGAGTCATTTGTAAATACACCTGAACTATTTGCTGTAATACCTGTATTAGCAACTACTGCTACTGCTGGTTCCCATCCCTCTCCAGCTGAACCTGTTACAGCAATACCATTACCTCCAGTAACATTATCTACATAATTACCAGATGTATCGGTTCCTAATGCAATATCATTTGCTTTAGTGTGGAATGCATACTCTGTACCACCAGCAAGCTTGTGAGTCCATCTATCAGCTGATTCATCCCAGAAGAATAAAGCATTAGCTGAGTCACCTCTTTCAACTTCTAATCCTGCGTCAACAGAAGGTGTACCTGTTTGATCTTTTGCTACTGTTATAATTGCATCAGTTACTGATAAAGTAGCTGTTGAAACAGTAGTTTGAGTACCTGAAATAGTTAAATTACCAGAAACATTTACATCATTAAATGTTACATCATCAGTAGTTCCTACTGATTGACCAATATGAACACCAGTAGCATTTACTGTAACTCCAGTTCCTGCCTTAACAAATGTACCTGTTGAATTAGATGTAATACCGTTATTAGCTTTAACTGCTACTGCTGAGCTATTTACTGATAGACCGTTACCAGCTCCTACGGATACAGCTGTTGCGTTTGTAACGATACCATCTCCAGCACCTACGGTAAGTGTTCTAGTAGAAGCAATAGTACCTCCACCGGTTAGACCATTACCAGCAGTCACTGAAACTGTACTATGATCTATATTTTCGTTAGCAACGTAACCTGATAAATTATGAATATCTATTTCACTTTCATCAATAAAGACACCTGATGAATTTGATATTACTTGTGTATTACCTGCAGCAACCGCTAAAGATCTTGAAGCAGTAATATCACCACCACCTGATAAACCATTACCAGCTGAAATAGATACACTTGAGTGATCTATATTTTCGTTAGCTACGTATCCAGATAAGTTATGAATATCTAAATTACTTTCGTTTACAAATATACCTGTTGAATTAGATACAACTTGATTATTGCCTGCTACTACATGAACTCCAGTTGCATTTGACGCTATACCAGAACCAGCACTTACTGCTACTGCAGTTGAATTAACACTTATACCATTACCAGCACCAACTGTTAATGTTAATGCACCTGTTGTACCACCACCAGTTAAACCATTACCAGCAGTAACACTTTCGATATCTCCAGCGTCGTTTGTAAAACTAAATTGTCCAGTACTACTATTATAACTTAAATCGCCTCCGGCACTAAATAATCCTCTAATAGTAGAATCATTAATTGAAAGAGATGTTGAGTTAACATCTAAACCGTTACCTGCAGCAACGTGAACACCTGTAGCATTTACTACTACACCATCACCTGCATTTACTGCAAATGATCTAGAAGCTGCAATTGTGCCACCTCCAGTTAAACCATTACCTGCGGTTAAATTAACACTACTATGATCTATATTTTCGTTAGCTACGTATCCAGATAAGTTATGGATATCAATATTACTTTCATTAATAAAGACGCCAGTTGAATTAGATACAACTTGATTATTGCCTGCTACTACATGAACTCCAGTTGCATTTGACGCTATACCAGAACCAGCACTTACTGCAACTGCAGTTGAATTAACACTTATACCATTACCAGCACCAACTGCAAATGATCTATTTGTAGTAATATCACCACCACCAGTTAAACCATTACCAGCTGTTAGTGTAACTCCGCTATGATCTATATTTTCGTTAGCAACATAACCTGATAAGTTATGAATGTCAATATTACCTTCATTGATAAAGACACCAGTTGAGTTAGATACAACTTGGTTATTACCAGGCTCAACATGAACACCAGTTGAGTTAGAT